TCTTTTATATCTTCTTCTCTTACTAACTGATGGTGTAACGAATTAACTTCATACTTATTATTACTAAGAAAGTCAGGTACAGCATCATCTCCTACTTTCATTCTGTATATCTGGTACATATCTTTCACTTGATCAGTAAAGCTTAACTCATGCACTAGTTTATTGCGTTCTAAGCCACTATATTCATGCATATAGTGTTGTATCAAGCCACCTCCAAAATGTACTGCTAAGGTCTGAAAACCTCTACAGATACCAAATATAGGTATTCTAGCACCTATATACTGAGGTAAAAGACATCTGTCAAAAAATTCTTTGAATGGATCTGGTTTGCTCACGTGGTAGCTAGGATATTCATGGTACCGTTGTACATCAACATCACTACCACCAGGTAGAATAAGTAAATCAATATCTTCTCTAAAATCCATTGATGGATCTAGAATATGTGGTATACCACAATATTCTTGGATAAAGTCAAGATAAGAAGTAGTTGCTCCAAAAGAGTTTTCACCTACTTTCCATCCGACAATACCTACGTTTAGTTTTTTAGTCATAAAATAATTATTTATATTTATTATACCATTTGATAAATCGAATCATAATATCCCATACATCTTCAATATTTCCCATTTTTAAATGATTGCCCAGTTCAGAATCTCCCATCATATATTCTATATCAAACCCACCGATACCTTCACAATCTAAAAAGAAATATTGATTTGCCTTACTTACTACGGGCATAAGCCAGTTCCATGATTTATGAAATTTAAGCCACTCTAAAGGAAGTTTGTTTCCTCCTTTAATTCTCTTGATTTTTATAGGAAAATAAGTATCAGGAAGTTTTGCTATACCATCTTGAAAACTAACATCACATCCCATAAACTCAGCTATTAGTTTATTTCCTTCAAGTACTTCTTTTGTCATCATACATATATTTTTTGTTGAATAAAACTTATTGCTTCCTCTTTACCATAGTTACATACTAGGTCAGAGAAATCTTTAGTCACTTGATACATATTAGGAATAGTTATCGTATCAATGTTATACATTTCTTTGTATAGTTCAGCTGCTTTCTTGCCTGTTTCATCATTATCGAATAAAGTGTATATCTTAGTAAATCTACGCTTATATTCATCAATAACAGAATCTTTTATCTTTACTGTCTCCGCTTGTATAGCTATTGCTCGTACATGAGCTACAGCATCTAACGACATCACATCTTTTAGTGATTTAGTAATGATAAGTATAGTACCCATATCAGGAAGTTGGGTATATCCTTGGTGTACACCTCTAGGATGGTTTGTTCGCCACTTATAAAACTTATTTTCAAAAGGACGATATATCTTATAGGTTAGCTTTTGATCTTTAAACTCAATATAAGCATATGAGAATTTAGGAGTATATCTGTATTCCTTATTGTGGAAGTAACCTTCAATAGGTACTACATGATATTTTAATAATGTTTTTAATTCAATACCGAATAATCTCCAATAGTCTATATCCCAAGGCTCAAAATGTTTCTTTAGCTTGATTTTCAGATCATATTCATCTGACTCAAGATCTTTAACATCTATATTATATCTCTTAGCAGTTATGTCAGTCTTATTTATTTCTTCCTCATTATCCCACTGAAAATGTTTTTCTAGGTTGAAATCTACTATTATCTGTTTGATAGCATCTCGATAAGAAAAACATGATGTCATCTTCCTTATGAACATAATAAAATCACCTATTTCACCAGTACTAAAATCCTTATATAGCAAGCAATCATTTGTTCTAGAGTAGAATATACTAAAGCTAGGATGCTTATCTTCACGAAAAGGACTATGCACAGTACTACCTACTTCCAATTCTGGATAATATGCTTTTATATAGTCATAGTCAGTATAAAACTTTAATAGATTATCCTTGGTAAGAAATAATTTTCTAGTAGTATATATAGGATCATTTAGATCAATCATCTGGTTTAGTTTTCATAAAAATTCTATAAAAGTTCAACTTCAGTGTATGCTGCGATATATATTCTATCACCATCAGCGTTATATCCATTGCAATACATTCCATCAAGATCGCATATAGTGATAATGTCGCCTTTATTAACGGGGATTGCAGCAGGTGGTATCTTTGCATCTTCAAGCAATCTTACTTTTGTTCCATATTCTATGTCGTATGCCTTCATCTCTATTGTTTATTGGTTAAATCCAGTCATCAATAATTTCATATGTTTTTTCGTCCCAATACTTTCTATTATACATATATTCTGTACCCATAATGGTAAAAATCTCACCAGTCTTCTTATTTTTAATAGTTACTTCATCGTTTTCCATTTGGCTAATTATGTAATCTGCTATGTCTCCCATTTCTCTATTGTTTATTGGTTAATTTTGATATAGTATTATAAAAAACAGCTCAATAGTTATTCTGCCATTGTTATTTTGTGCAAAAAATAGAGACCGTCTATTAAATCCCAAAAGTTCGATAACCCAATAATTAGTATTGATTTCTAAATCTATTAATCTTATATCTATTTTCATCTCTATTGTTTATTGTTTTCTTAGTATTCTTATACAAGGTATACTAGTAGCTTTGAATTGCATCTGCTCATTAGTCCACCAACACCCTTTATCAAAATGTACCTTACTGGTAAAATAACCTATCACACGATCATAAAACACATAAGTAGTAGTACTATCAAAAAAAGAAGGTTCTCTGTAAAATTCTGATAACTCTCTCATGATAATAAAATTAAAGGGAGCCATCGCTGACTCCCTTCGTCCTGTAACTTAAAAACTATGAATCAAAAGGGCAGATCATCATCTGCCTTAGGTGGTAGATCGGCTCTAGCATCCTGACTCTGTATAAGAGTCTTTACTGCCTCATCGCTACTAGGTTCTTCCTGTTTGCGAACGAGATTATCTGATTTCTCTAGCCTCAACTGTGACTTCTCTACATCCATTGGTTCCATGAAGCGACCAAAAGACTTAAACTGTAGATAACGCTGTGGTCTCTGTGTTGTTCCATAGGTTACGACCACTCTGAATCTCTTGCTTTTTAACGCTGGAGCAATCATCTTCATTACGCCATCCAAAGCTTCCTTTGGTGTACCAAACTCAGGAAATTTCACATCTTCGCCTAGAACACTACGAGCAAGCATTATCAGACGGCCTGCCTGATAATTCTTAAATCCTTTATCTTCTAGGTTATCATAATAGAAATAACCATCATTTACTTCTCCTTTACCATCATCAGCCACTAGCTTATATGGTGGATATGTATCAGGATCATCTGCTTTCTTAGGTACTATACGTAAAACTACATTATCTACTATGCCTGCTTCACCATCATTAAAGATAGTCAGTTCCTTAATAAAATCTTCACTCTTGTTTAAATCAATAACACTCATAAATTTGTTTTTAATTATTATATTCAACTATCTTGCTAGCCACAAAACCTAGATCATTAGGTATCATTATGTTTTCAAACATACCTACTGGTGATTTTGCTGGATAGTCATTTGTCCTGTTAGTTACAAAAAAGTAACTACCCTTCTCTGCCTTATCGTCCCACTCCGTATGTGAATACAATAATACAGTAAATAATCCCTCCAAGGTAATCTTATCATCAAGTAGGCGACCGATTGTTTTCATCTTACGTATCGTCTCGAAATCTCTTTGTATCTCATCCGAATGAGTAAGAACAAAAACCATCAGGTCTTCTCTTAATGACCGACCTACATTTAACACATCAAAAGCATGCTTAGCCATGATAGAAAATTTATCAAAGCCTTTCTCTAATGCTTTAGCCATAAACTCAAAAGCTAGTAGATACTGAAAATCATCAATAACTACTGTCTTTATCTCTGGTCTACTTTCACTGATATATATCAATGCTTTTATTATCTTGTTAGCATCATCAGTTACTAACAGATTACCTTCATTACCTTTCATACTAGTATATATGGTCTTCCATCCCTTCATTGGTAATGGCTTACCTGCTACACTAATAAGAATGGTCTTCTCGTGATCCAAGCCTATAATACCTAGGTCTTTGCTAGGAAATATAGACGTACTCTTGCCACTGCCTGTGGCTCCTACTACTCCTACGAGTTCACTCATCTATTTACTTTGCTTTATTAATAATTCCTTCGTATTTATGATAATCAAAGTCAGTCACAGTATGTGGTAGTTCTTCAAAATATGAGCTACTGCCTAAAAAGAATAACTGTAGACTAGCATTTGATATACCATTCCTATTTAAATTAATCATAAATTCCCTATGGTTATCTCCTATACGTGTCAGGTCAAGATCTTCATAATGCTTTATATTATACTTATAAGGATAAAACAGGCTCATCATCAGATCGGCATCTCTAGCAGTATATTTATTATCTGCCAAGCCTTCTGAGCTAGGTCTTATCTTATCTATTATAGTATCGCCCCTCATAGTAAATTGTGCTTTAGAAGAGTCTGCTGTCTGTTGCTGCACAATCACTGGGCTATATCTCCACCTATCACGCATCTCCAAGCAGTACTGATTACTGAACTGATTGATTGCCGCATGTAGATTAAGATGTTCCTTCTCAGGTTGTAATAAACCAATATGATCAATCACTACTAACACATATTCATTCGGTCGAACAGGCACATACCTGTCTCTCACTTTCTTTTGGGTAAATGTACCATTTGTAT